CAGCTTCTTCATTCGATGACGCTTCTAAAGCCGCTCTTGAATTCTCTCGTCAAGGTTTGAAAGCTGAAGAAACTCTTCAAAGAACAAAAGATGCATTGACATTAACAAGATTGGCGGGAATTAGCACTGCAAATGCTGTTGATGCATTGACATCTACCGTAAACGGATTCGCTGCAACTGGAATTTCTACCACTCAAATTTTAAATAAGCTAGTTGCTGTAGAACAAGATTATGCTGTAGGTGCAGGAGATTTGGCGGAAGCGTTGTCTCGTACAGGACAAGCGGCGCAAGAAGCAGGTGTCAGTCTTGATCAATTGAATGCATTAGTCACTTCAGCTCAACAAAGTACAGCAAGAGGTGGCGCGGTAATTGGTAACGCATTAAAAACAATTTTTACTCGCTTACAACGTACTGATACTTTAGATCAATTAGAAGCTTTTAATATTTCTGTAAGAGACGTTCAAGGTAATATTTTACCTGCTGTTCAAATATTACAAAACTTTGCTGGAGCTTATAAAGGTTTAGCTGACGCTCAAAGAGCGCAATTGTCAGAACAAGTTGCAGGTGTTTATCAAGTTAACATCTTAAAAGCGATTGTTAATGATTTAAATAAATCACAAGGTACATACGCTGGAGCTTTACAAAGAGGCGCAGCGGCAACAAATGAAGCTGAAGTAGCAACTGCAAAATTGAATCAAACTCTTGATGCTTTATTAAAGCAAACCGCAACTTCAACTCAACAATTAGCTAACAATATTGGCAAAGTAACATTCGAACCATTGGCTAAGTATGGTACTGAGCAATTAAAATCTTTTATTGAATCGTTGAATGAAGTTCTCGAAGGAGAAGGAGTTGGTTCTACTTTTGCGAATGGTTTATTAAAAGGTATTCGTAATGTAATAGCTGGTCCAGGTGCTATTGCAGCTTTCTTTACGCTTTTTAAGTTAATACAAAATTCTTTTACTTATCTTAGTCAGGCTTTGCCTCAAATTGCTGGTATAACAACTGAAACACAAAATAGAAAAAATATCGAACAATCTATTTTGCAAATCATGCAGCAACAAGGGCCGGTTTCTCAAGCTCTTGCTGGAAATATGGGTAATCAAGCTGCCCAAGCTCAATTATTATTGCAAGTAGCTAGACAGCAAACAGCAGAATATCAAATGCAAACTACTCTTGCTAAACAATTAGCAGTTCAATTGGCTGGACAAGGAGTAAGAGTTAAAGGTTCTGGTGGATTACAAGTTACACGCGCAGATGGATATATTCCTAACGCAACAAAAATGGCTGAAGTTGTTGGCGCACAAGCTGGTGGATATACTCCCGGTAGAGTTGTTTCTTCTCCTGTTGGTGGAGTGATGAACACTGCTGAAGATGTAAAATATATTCCCGGTTTTGCTCAACCTTTTATTAATCCTCCAGAAAAATCTAGAGCAGGAAAAATACATAGAGCTAATGCTTTAAGACAAACAGGAGTTGATCCTTATATGTATCGCGGTTTTATTCCTAATTTTTTTGCTGATGCTAAAAAATCTAAATTAAAACAAAGCCTCGAACGCGGAAGAGATTTTGAAAAACTTGTTGGTGAGTATATTGGAGAACCTCCATCTTGGAATGGTGCGGTTGATTTTAAAGTAGTGCCTAATATACCAGATGATACTAGCTTAGGTTTTAATAAAAAATATTATGATTCAGGCACTTTTGCGGATGCTCATAGCGGTCTTGGACACACGAACCCACAAATTGCAGGTAAAATTATTAGACATTCTAAATTAACATATAAAAATTTATTGCAACATTCCAATGAAGATTTTTGGTTTGATGATAATGAATTAGTTTTCGTTCCAGATTTTACAGAAATCATAGGAAAAGGCCAAGATGACGAGTTTTTAAATAAAACAAAAATTTCTAGTTTATCTTCTGATTCTAAAAGTGAATTCTTAAAAGGTTTAAGTCGTGAAGAAATGCAGAAAGCAATGAATCAAAAAATTCTTCTTCATTACTATAAAGATAGAGTAAATTTAAGTGGTGGTTTCATTCCTAATTTTGCTCCTCCTACAAGTGCGATAAGAATTCCTTGGTTTAAAAAATTTGGTAATCCTGCTTTTGATACTATTCAACCTGCTTTAGGAATATCTAAAGCAAGTGATACAGAAACTTTCAGACAAATAAATTTTAAAAGCACTGCTGAAGGCGCAGATGAAAAAGGAGATAATAATATATTTGCTCCATTGTTTGAGGATTTTGCATTTAAAGCAATGCAATTAGTTTCTCAACAAGATGTAAAAGACGATTTAATAAGAGGTTATGTATTGCAACCAAAAACAAATCAAAAACAATCAGCATTTGATGCTGCATTAAAAGAAGCTGGTGTAGGTATAGAATACAAAGGTTACCCAAAAAAGAATTTAACTGGAAGCATTACTGGAGAATTGACAAGAAAATATGAAACACTATCTAAGACTAATCCCGCAGCAGCCGCAAAACTAAAAGAATTAATTATTGCTTTTAATGAAGTAGGTCATGAAAATCAAATAACTTCAGAATTAGGTAAAAAACTTTTTAGTCCTTTAGCTGGTGTGAGTTATTCTCAAATGGTCAAGAATAGCCCTGATCTTGTAAAAGGATTGTCCGCAGAAACAAATAATTTATTAAATAGCTATGTAAAAAATCCTGCGTTTTTAGCAATGGCTGCTGCAAGTGGTTTTATTCCTAATTTTGCTGGAAAAGAAATTAATACTAAATTTTTTAGAACAAAAACTGGTTTTGGTGAGCCTTTTTCTAAAGAAGGAGGAACTGGATTAAGTGGTACTGTTTATAGACAACCCGGTTTTAAATCATATGGATATCAATTAAAAGAGCAGTTGAATAATATGGTAATGTCCATATTAGGTAATAATGTTTTTATACCTGATACTTCTTATATAAATCCAAAATTAACAGATGATGTTAACGCTTATGCTGAAAATTCTGCTAGAGTTGCAGCTTTGAGACTATCAAGCGCAGGGAAAACCAAGTCGCTTGGTATGGAAAGAGGAATGATGAGCGAAGCGTTTGGAAATTCAAGATACGTCTTTAATCCAAATTCAGTATATACCGGTCAAGTTTCTGGAAGAATGAAGAGAGTTAACTATGATCGACTCTCAGATGTTTTAGGAGTTTTTTGGTCTAGTAATCCAGAAACTAAATCTGCTTGGGAAGATTTGAAATCACTTTCTGAAAGCGGTAAATATGAAGATAAAGAAAAAATTAGACCCAAGACAGCTTTATTGAAAAAAGCTTATAATGATTGGCTTGCTAAAAATCAATACATTGGAACAAGGGTTAAATTAAGTGATTATCGTCAAGGTGCTGAAGGTGTGAGAGGCGCAAATTATGCAGCTTTAAGATCTGATTTGGCTGGTGTTTCTAATCTTCAAAATCTTGGCGAAATGGAGAAATTGAAAAAATACAAAGAACAAGGAATTTTCTATGGCGATTATAAAAATAATAAAGCCATGTACGATAAGATGGGGCGTTGGACATATAACGCTGCAAGTAAGAAAATGATTTTGAATTCAGCATCAGGTTTTATTCCTAATTTCGCTTATAAACAAGCAGTAATGGGCTTAGAAGAAAGCATGAGCGGAAATAAAGCTATCTTCGATACAAAACCTTTCCCACATATTAGAAATAGCAGTCAACCAACATTTAGTTCCGCAATCGCTGATCATGGTGGTTTAAGTAATGCATTGAGTGATTCAATGAGAGGGCAAAAAGCTGCTGGATTGATGAGTGGAGGTTTTATTCCTAATTTTGTCAATTTTGGTTCAAGTTATCCATACATGCCGTCTGGAACGTCTTCAACATCATCTACTTGGTATCCTTCTGGAAATCCAAATGTATCGCAACAAGTAAGTACAACATTTGCACCTTCAACTGCTGCAACTAATGCTTTATTTAATCAAGATGATATTGACAAAGCTATTTCTAATTTCATAAATTCAGTTCAATCGGCAGATGAACAATTAGGTGTTTTTGAAAGCGCTTTTGGAGGAAGAACAAAATTAATAAATAATGGATTAAAAAAATTAGAAGGTTCTTTGTCTAAAGGAGGCGTGTCTGGAGCGGCTTTAAGCGATGCAATGGAAAAAGCTCGTAAAGATATTTCCGGTCAACAAAGTAAATTAGCAAAAAGTTTAGAAAAATCCAGCACAACTTTAGCTTTTGCTGGTCCAATGGCTGCTGGATTAATTGAACAATCGGTTTTTGGAAATAGAAGAAGAATGGATATGTCTGAAACAGAGCGTAAGGTTCAGGCAGGATTAAGTACAGGATTAACTGCTGCTTCAACTGGCGCATCATTAGGAGCAGCTTTTGGTCCTTGGGGAGCAGCAATTGGTCTTGCTGCTGGAGCGGCTGTGGGCTTGGCTCAATCTTTAGGCGCAGCATCGTTGAGTGCAGATGAATTGCGTCAAGTAGCAGATGAATATAAATCGAAAACTCAAGAAAATGTATCTACAGCACAAATGTATATAGATACATTAAAGACTTTAAATACATCTACTGATCCAGAAATAATAAAAAGAGCTAGTGATTCTTTAGCTGATAATTTTAATAATATAAAAGATGTTGAATTGCAAAAAATATTTAAACAAACAGGCACAGATGTTCAAAAATTAGGCGAAGCATTGTATGAATACGAAAAAGGCAGAAAAAAAACTCAAAAAGAAGCTGAAGAAGATGTACTTGCTGCTGAAGGAGTAAAAGCTAAAAACGCAAAAAAATTATCTGAATTAGGTTATAATAAAACAAAAACTATTAAAGGCCCAGCTCTTGTATCTGATTATACTTATTTAGAATATTCAAAAGAAAATGATGAGAAAATTTTAAATGATTTTAAACAAACTTTTGAAGATTTGAGTATTTTAACCGAAGACAAAGCTAAACAGTTTCAAGAGATGGTTAGAGAAGAAAAGGGAAAAGCGTCTTTTGATAGAGAAAGAATATCTAAATTTTTGACAGACAATAATATTTCTCAGGGATTGGCTGATCGTTTAGCTGAACGCTTTGATATACTTGAAGAAGATACAAATGAAATTGGAGATTATTTGATAAGATATTTATCAAGATTGCTAAAAATAAATGCTCAAAAAGTAAAACAAGATACGGCTAATAAAACAGTTTCCGATCAACTTTCTAATGATTTTATAAAATTTAAAAAAGAAATATCTCAAACATTATCTGATTCTTTAATTGCAGCCACTGATGCTTTAAATAAATATAGATTTGATACTTCTTTAATAAATTTAATTTCTGGAAAAATGAAAGAAATAAATGATTCTATTTATTCTTCTATTTCTGGCAATTTATCTGAGGTTGCTGCAATAAGTTTGAAAGCATCTCAGTTAACTTATAATAAACAATTTGAAGAAGCTCAACTTTCTAGATTAATAGAGCAGACACGAAAGTCTACATCTCTTAAAAATATTGAAGCTAGATCTTCATATTTAAATCAAAGTAGAGAAACAATATTTAATTCGGGAGGTGTGCAAAGAAGTCCAGATACTATTGCATCGATAACTAGCTATTTGTCCACTTCTGTGACTAGAACAAGAAAAGAATTTGAAACTTTTGCTGGCAGTTTGGGTTTATCTTCTGATTCTGCAAGTGTTTTAGCGAAAACTTTAGAAGAAAATCAAAGAGCTTTTAGAGATAAAGTTCAAGAATATAATCAAGAGCTTAAATTAAAACAAGAAGAGATAGATTTATCTAGAATTAACAATAAGATAAATTATGAAGTAGGAATAAAGCAATTAGATCTTGAAAAAGAAAAATTAAAAATAACTTATGCTCAAAGAGATGCAACTTTAAAGCTAAGAAAAGATTCGGAAGCTTTTAAAATAATTGCAGATGAAAAATTAGAATTAAAAAGAATTGATATTGGAAGTGAGTTTCGATATTTAGGATTAAATAAAAGAGCTACTTTTGAGGCTCAACAAGCTGATCAGCAGTCAATTTTCAAAGATGAGCAACAAATGGCAAAAAAACAAGCGATTTTCGATGCAAGAAAATCTATTATTGAAATAGCAGCTCAGGACGCAAACACGCAAGCTCAAAATGCTAACACAGAAGCTGTTTTGGGATTAGTAGATATTATAGCTGATCAGCAATTGCAACCTTATTTACAAGATATAGAAAAAACAACTGCTGGTACTCCAGAATTTAATTTAGCTTTATCGAATTTCTCTAAAAAAGCTGAACAGGTAGCAGATATAAAATCTAATAATAGTTTATTAAGAAAATCATTCAATGAAAGAAAAAATGTATTATCTTATAAAGAATTAAAAGATTTTGGAGTAACAGATAACATGTCTATTGAACAAGCTATTGATAAATTAAAATCTGAAAGAACCGGAAAAGATCAGTCAACTATAAATGCAATAGATAATACAATACAAGATCTTAGTAATGCAAGTCAACAACTTGGCTCTAAGGCTGATATTTTTGCAGCAAAAGTAGCACAAACCCGTAAAGATTTTGAACAATCTGCTGGTTTTGTTAATAATATGCAAATTGGTTTCAAAAATTTGAATAAAGAAGCTGATGAAATGGTTGATCAATTAGGCAGAAATTTACCAGGAATGTTTGCTGATGGTTTAGTTGATGGAATAAAAGCTGCCATCAGGGAGTCAGATAATTTGGGCGATGCTTTGATGGGCATAGCTGCTAAATTTTTAGATGAAATAAGTACAACACTAATGAGAGCTAGTGTTCGTAATATTATAAGTGGTATAGGAGGATTTGATGGTGTAGCTCAAGGTTTAAATGGTAATCAAAAAGGTGGATATATTCGCGCTCAAACTGGTATGTATATTTCTGGAAGCGGTTCAGGAGATAAATATCCAGCATTGCTTGAGAATGGTGAATATGTATTAAATAGAAGAGCAGTAATGGCGATGGGTGGGCCATCTGCTTTAGATACTCTTAATTTTAGTATGGCTCCTCGTTTTGCTTCTGGAGGTTCATTCAGTAATGAATTTACAGATTTAAAATCTATGGAAGATAATATGACGAGCTATGGAATGGAAAATAGTAAGCTTTATAATGAATTAAGAGATGCAGAAGTAGCCGCCGCTGAAGAGCGCAGAAGAAAAGCTTTTGCTAGAAAACAACAAAGAGCAGCAATGATTGGATCAGTTGTAGCTGCTGTAGCTTCAATAGGGTTAGCTCAAGGAATGTCAAATTTCTCGCAAAACGCACAAGCTAAAAAAGCAGAATCTTTGGCGATAAAAGCTCAGGGTCCAGTTAATTTAACCAAAGCAGAAGTATCAGCTTATGAAAATTTTCAAAAAGCAGGATTTATAAATCAATATGGTCAATATGCTGGTCCACAAGCTCAAACTGGTTTTAGAAGTTTTACTTCAAAACCTTTTTATAGTTCAAGTATTTATGGTCCTAATCCATATGCGCCACCTTTCGCTAGCGATAGAAAACAGACAGGCGGATTAATTGGTTCGCGTTTATCTGATACAATTCCAGGTTATATGGAGGGTGGATTGTATAATACTCCTATAGTTAAGAGATATGGTGTTGGTATGCAAGCTGGAGGTATGTCGCCAATATCAAATAGTAATTCTAATGTTGTTAACACTACGAATGCTACTAACTCATTCAATTTCAATACTAATGTTAGTAGAGATGGGACAATTGAAGTTGGATCTAATTCTACAAGTTATGCTCAACAAGATGTTGCATTATCTAAGAATTTGAATAGTAAAGTTTATGCGGTAGTATTAGATGCTATTAAAAATGAACAAAGATTTGGTGGAAGTTTAGCTGGAACACGCCAAGGATAATATGAAAAACGCCGCATTAAACTACGAAAATAGATTCTATTTAAATGGCGCAGCTATTTCTGGAATATTATCTGTTAATGGTAGTTATAATCTTAATTATGCTCCAATAAACACAATTGGAGTTGGTTATAATAAACAAATAATGGCCGAAGTTCCAAATGCTCAATTTAAAGTAGATAAGTATTTATTATATAATGATCCGTTTTTACCTTTTACGGGTGAAAATCTTTCTAGACAAGCAAGAACTTTTGCAGCTAGTATAAATTACTTTGGCAAATCATTTGGATTTCAAACTGGTTGTTTAAATGGATTTAGTTTAGATTGTTCTGTAGGAGAAATTCCTAAGACTTCTATAGATATTCAGGTTTTTGGTGACATAGGAAATAATATTTCTGCTTCTGGAAATTATAGCGCACCATATATTAGCGTTCCTCAAGTAAAAGATATTATTCTATCATGCAGTGGTTCATCAACAAATAGAATAACTCAGTTTAATTATTCTATAAATTGTCCTAAAAAACCAATTTATCTTCTTCAGCCATCTGGGCTTTCTTCAGGAGGATCTGGCCCATCTGGCCCTACAGCTAATTATGCTTACGTTCCTAATGAAATATTATTAGAGTTGCCGATTGAAATAGATGCTTCTTTTAATCTAGAAATAGATGATTATCAAGCTAGAAAATTATACACTCAATTAAATAATGATGATGATGCTAGTTTTTCAATAAGTATAAATGGAACAGTTTTCGCAGATGAAGTTCTTACTGTTAATGGGCAAAACTTAACAGTTAATGGAGGTTCTGATTTGATATTATATAAAAAACTAGTTGGAATAAACATGTTTAATCAATCGTTTAACAATGTCAAACTAGTATCTCAAGAATTTAATTCAAGTGCTGACGACGTTTTAAGTGTAAAACTTAATTATAAAGGTTATTTAAACAACTAATATGGGAATACCACTATCATCATTATCTGATAAATTAGGAGTAAATGTTGCGGCTACTGATATATTTTTGGTATCCAATACTGATTCCACGCAAGATAATAAAATAACAAGAGATGAGTTTAGTAAAGCATTTACTGGTTTTTACGCTCAAGATTCACAAGGTTTTACTATTTTTGAAAATAATGGTAATTATGGATTATCAATTAGTGGATCAAATGGTTTTGTTGGTATAAATGATCGAACTCCATTTGTTTCATTAGATGTTGTAGATAATACTGCTTCTGCAAATGGTTCTGGTCAAATTAGACTAAGCACTCCAAATTCTGGAAGAAAAATAGCTTTTTCATTAAGTGATCCAAATACTTATTATGAATTCAGTAAAAAACCAAACGATACTAAATTATATTTAGAATCTTCTATAAATAATGGATCAACTTTCAGTAATTTGTTTGTTGTTGATCAAAGTGGTAATTTTGGTTTGACCAATTCTACTGGGGCTTTATCTGATAAATTTTTAGTTAGTGGGGTTTCAATTCAATTTCAAAATTCTGGAAACGCTTTATTGTTTGATCCATATAATACAGAAATAAAAACAAGTGCCATAGATGAAACTTTGCTTCTGAATTATAATAATCTTGGAGATATAAATATAGGTTATAATGGAATATATGTTGATAATAGTTTGACTGCACCTAAAGTTGGAATAGGTCATACTATACCAGCATATACTCTTCATATTAGTGGTACTGCTGGAGAAGTAACAAGATTTCAAACTAATGTTAGTAGATGCGTAAGCAGTTATAAAACATCAACGTCTACATATTATTTTGGAGCAGAAAGTTCCAATGCTTTTATGGGGCCAGTTTCTACGTTGAGTGAAAATAATTTAGTCGTAGGAAGCAATGGTTTTGTTGGAATAGGAACAACGGGACCGTCATATAAATTAGATATTAGGGCGACTGGTTCAAGTCAATATACTCCCGCTTATTTTCAAAATACAAATACACAAGGATATGCACAAATAGTAGTAGCTGCAAATAAGCCATTTGGAGGAGGAGATACTGGGCCTAGAAATAGTTTTGTAACTTTTTCTCGTTATGATGGTTCACCAAGCACTGATAAATGGTCTATTGGAAATTTATATAATGATACTGTTTTTGCTGGTTTAAATGATTACTTCGTATTTGTTAAAAATGGATATGCTGGAGCTTCGCCAGATGTAGTAGCTAAATTGAGTTCAGCAGGAAGTTTAGATATAGATGGAAGTTATACTTCTAGCGATAATTACTGCAAAGGAAAATTTGTTCAAATATATTCAACTAGAGTTACTGGTGCAGATATTTATTTCAATCCTTTAATAAATAGTTCAGCATCGAACCCATCAGGTCATAATGATTTTCAAGCTCCATTTAGTATAACACAATATCCCGGTTCTATTGAAAAAGTAATGATAATTACATCAGATAATGCTGCAATAAATGCAAATTATAGATTTGAAGTATCCGCTGTTAATCCTGTATATAATCCAGCAGTAGCAAATGGATATATTTCAGGATTTTCAATAAGTCCTCCAAGTAATCCAACTTCATTACCTATAAGTGGTATTGTAGGGTATACTACATTCAATAATTTAAATTATAATAATATATACAGTAAATTAAAAGCTAATTTTACTGGAACTACTTCTTTTAATTCGGGTCAAATGTTGCAATATAGAATATGTGAAACTGATGGAACTAAAGATGGATATGGTCCAGTTGATTTCACAGTAATATCTACAATTGCATATACTGTAAGCTAATGAGTAAATTTATAAAATATGAGAATTTAGATTTTAGAATAAATAATGATATTTTTTATTCTACATCAGTACAAATCTCTTTGAGAACAAATATAGAACCTGTGTTGCTTTCTGATGGTTCGTTATTAAGATACGCTCCTCAAGGAACAGTTGTTGGAAATTTAAATACTGAATTTTTTTTGACAGGAGCTTATCCAAGCTATTTAATTCCTACAAGTAACTCAGAAAATCCAGTTAATGCTTTATTTGCAGGAATTCAAATAGAAAATTGTTATCTCAAAACTGTTTCATTTAAAGCGTCTCAATTTTCTCCAATATCTTTAAATGCAGAATTTGACTGGTTTGGTAAATTAAACACAGTTGATAGCACGAATAATTTAAAACAGTTTTATTTTAATAGAAATCAACCTCTTGATAATATTTCTCACTCAAATAGAAGTTATATTTCTGATTTAACTAATGTATTTGGATTTTCTGAAATATTTGGATTTCAATATTCTGAGCAGTGTGAAAGAATTCCATTTTTTAAAAATGGTGAAACAGTTCCTTTTAGAGTTGCTAAATCAAATAAAAATAAAAGCGTAAGCGTTGATGGCAATTTTTTCAAACAAAATAATGTTTCTGATGTAGAAGGAAAAATAAGTAATTGTGATTTATATATAAAAGATTATAATAATAATTTATTAAATATTTTCAATATTTCTGGAAGAATAGAGTCGCGAGGAATAAATGCTAGTAACAATGGAATATTGCAAAGCAATTTAGCAATAACTCAACGTTTAGCTCCATTAAGAAATACATTATGAGCGAATTTTTAAATACACAATTTTCTATTACAGGAATTAAAGATTTTGATATTAATCAAAATTATGATCAGTATGATTTAGTTGATTATGAATTTTATACTGGAAATTCTGTATATCCAGCAAATTTATCTGGTCTATATGCTTGGTTCAATTTGGATACGCTTAATAATATTGAGTTTGATGGTTCTGGTAAAATATCTTTATGGTATAATTCTGCTCCAGGATTTTCAGAACAGAATTTAGTAAATGTAGATGCAACTGTTGCTTTAGATTCTAGACCAACATACGATTCAAATAGAAATTCTGTAGTTTGCCAAAGATCTTTAGGTGAAATTTTCTCGTATAATCAATTATATACAACACAAAATTTTTCTGGTTTTTTAACTGGAGACAGATGTTGGTTTGTGGTATTTGAATACGATGATTTAAAAAATGGATTATTTAATTATGATGCTGGCAGTCCTTATGGAGTAATTTATCCAAATTACTCTACAATTATAAATACAGATTCTGCAAATGCATACGTTACTAGTGGGGCATTGATGGTTTATGGAAATAATATTGAATACTCTTGGAATACAAGTGTACCTAAAGAAGCTCAACAATTCATAATAGATACTATTACTTCAAATGGAATAGTTTCTCCTCCACCCATTAATTCATCATTCTCGGCATCTAAATTATTAAAAAAGAAAAGCATAGTTTCAATTATAAAAAATAATACAACAAATAATTTTAAATTAAGAAATAATGGTTGCGAATTGCTGAACTTGACAAGTAATTATTTTTATAGTGGTGCTGCTGGGCTTAGAATAGGAACTGCTGGAAACGGTCATGTTGGAGCAAATAACATATGGAATTACGATGCTTCCGCTATTTCTTATTATGAAATAATTGGATATTCTAAAACCCCTACAGATGAACAAATATTACAGATAGAAAAATATTTATTTGAAAAACATTTCATGAATGATGATGGCCTTTACATGGCTAATCAAGATTTTACTTCTTCCGACTACTCATACGCACCTATTAATATAACAGGATCAAGATATTTAACTAAAAATATAGATTCTATTTTCAATAAAACATATGGATGTTCTGCGAATTTTGCCACTAAAGCTTCAAAGATGCAATATGGTGATGGTTATTATACAAATGTAGTTTCTAATATTAATAATTTAACAAGTGATTTTAAATTAGTTTATGATGGTTTAACGGATATCCAGTCAAAATGTTTAATTGGATTTTTTCAAAATACTTTTGAGTATGAACCTATTGGATTAATAGATTCTTATCAGTCTGTAGATATTGATTTATTTTATCCATATAAAAATAATGCTAAGATATATTTTAATTCTTTAGATTATTCTTCTAAAGAAGCTAACTTAAATACAATTACAATAACTTGTAATTCACCTTATGATTCTAATTTAGATTATAAAGGATTTTTAGTTACTGGTGATAATGTGACAAGACTGTTCGATCAAAATAAAGCATATTTTAAAGATGATGTATCATTCTTTAAAACAACAAGCTCTTTATTAGAAGATTATTATTGGTATACTGGAACTGATAATAAAATTGTAAGCATAGATGAAAATCCAACAGGAGTAAATAGTTTATTTACAAGAAAATTTTATTTTAAACCTGATTTAAATTTTCAAATTCCAGTTAATCCAAGATATGTTAAAACTGAATATGCAATGACAGCGCCAGTTTATGAAAACGATGGAATTAACAAGACTGTTCTAGATTTCAATTTGAATTTTTCTAACAGATCTGATAAGGAAGCGTTAGCGATATTAAAATTTTTAGATAATAAAGCTGGTTTTAAGATTTTTGAAATAGATTTACCAGACCCTTATAATAAGACGATAAATGTTTATTGTCCTGAATGGAATCATACATATAAATTCTATAACAATCATGATATTTCAGTAAAGCTTTTAGAATTTAAAGGTTTAACTTCATCCGATATATATTTCAATACATTAATTTCACTATGACTTACGTTAATACAACTGGTAAAAATATAGGACAATGTTTAACTGGTTTTGCTGTTTCTTATCCATTAAATATATATAATAGTGGAAATTCACAAGTTCAATATACATTTGATAATAGTAATGATGCAAATTTTGCGTTATCTCAATCTTCTTTATTATTAGATAGTAGTGATTATGGCAATGTAGATATATATTATATTCCAACTATTTCTTCGCCTTCTGGAACACAATCAACAATAATTACAATAAATAGTGAATCAACTGAAGATGGATCTACAGATCCAAGTGGAAGTATTACATTAGAAATAACAGGAAATAAAATTATAGACATAACTGGAGGCTATGTTAGATCTTTTAAAGCAGTAAGAAATTATGATTCAAAAAATAAATTAAATTATGATTTTTATTGGTCAGTTCCAACAGGAACAGAGAATTTGAATAATTATTTTTTTACAGGTTATGTTTTAGATATTTCTACTGGCTTGAATTTTGCTGCTTCAACTGTTTTTTCTAAGAGTATTAACGTTTCAAATAATACGAATTCTTTTCCTATTTATGGAAATTTCTATGGTACAGATCAAAATTTAAATTATTTAAACATTTCTTCTGTAGATTATCCATTTGCTATAGAGACTGATTATTATGCAAGAATGTATACTATGTCTGTAAATCATAGTGGAATAAGTATTTATGCGACAGGAGTAGATTCTATAAGCACTCAGTTATCAAATGAAGTTGTTAGTGGTTATAGTGGAACTCCTGAAAATATAAAATTTTCAAGAGGGCCTTTAGTAGTTAATTTAAAACAAGGATATGATATACAAAATTTTGACTTATTTAAATATATAGTAGATGCTAATTATGGCAATCCAGACTTAAGTTATTATAATTCTATAGATATATATTTGCCAGAAGATAGTAATTTTTATTCAACAGATAGCGATAAATATGCGTTGCAATTAGAAGGTACATTTCAAAATTTTACTGGAAATACTGGTGGTGATACAATAGTAAATATTTATATTCCACAAACAACTAGTTTAATTGGTTATCAAGGCAGAGGCGGTCAAATAATAAATCAAAATTTAAACAGTTATAGTCCTTTTGGTCGTGATTGGTCAAGCTTAATTGCTCAAACTATAAATAATTATAATAACAATACTTTTTCTGATTCAAAAAATGGAGGAAATGTATTAAAACTTACTGCAAAAACAAGTTTGAATAATCAAAATCCTGTTTCTGATATAAAATATAATCTGTATATACAAAATAAAAGCTCTTTGCAGTCTGGAGGAGGAGGTTCTAAAGCTGGAGTTGTAATGACTAAAAATGGTTTAGGTGGCAGAGGAAATGATTATGTATATCAAAATGGCAATTTTCCTATACAAGGGGCCGCTAATTCTTTTAATACTAAATTTGATTTAGTTTACTCATCTTATCCTAATACAAATACAACCCAAATAAACAGCAATCAAACACAAACAATAGGTTATTGGTTTTCTCCTCAAGTTGGTCGCGGAGAATCTGGATCGCAAACCGTAGTTTATTATTTAAATCCAAACACTAATTTTACAAATACAGATTCAAAAGGAAAACCTAATTCTTTTAATGATGTAGATAAAGATGTAAGTAGCATAAATCCTTTTGATTATAATCAAGGTAATTTATTTGTAGCTAGATTTAAACCAGTAAATGAAATAGTTACAAATCAACTTTGTGGTAATTTGATAACTTCATTTTTAAATTCTTCTGTTTTATTAAATATATATAATAAAAATTTACCATCTGATTACATATTTAGATTTCCTAATAGTGGTATTTCAAATACTCCAAGTTGGGTTGGAGGATCTTATACCATGACTGGAACAGCTGCATATGATCCAGATTATAAGAGTTTTGGATATAAAGCTTTAACTTTAACAAATCAATCTTTATCAACAATATTTACTGATTCTATTTTATGTAGTGATTTTGATTTATATATAGTAGCTTCGATAGAACAAGTAGCGACACCTTTTAATACATTGGCTGCTGCACCTACATCTTTTAAATTTTTAGATTGGTATAAGACAGCGGAAAACGTTTCATCTAAACATCTTTTGTATACGAAATATCCGATAAGTTCTTATAATTATTATTCAAAAGAGCCTAATGTTTTTCAATCGTTTTTAACTCCATTATTTGACGCTGTAATAAAAAATGATACTTCTGCTAATTTTTTTATTTATGATAAGACTAATATTATAAGAACTAATTTTGCTCAAGTTTCTAAAAGTTTAAACGCATCTAATCAAACTTATTATCCAGTAATAATAAATATAAAACGTTCAAAAACTTTTTATTCGATTTTTATAAATGGAGTTTTGTTAACTAATTATGATCTATTGGCTTTAGCGCCAGAAACGAGTAAATCTTCATCTTTGTTAATAAATGACATTAAAGATACTACTTTTAAATTGATAAATGATTTGTCAAGTCTTAAAGTTTCTTTTTTTGATATTGTCTGTTACAATAGACTTTTGATAGATAGCGAACAAATTAATATAAATAATTATTTTATAGATGCATATTTTAAATTATTTACTGGAGAAACCTCTTCTACTTACGATATAAGAAGTAAAACCTTTAGATTGCCAAATATCTTTAATATAGCTGGAACATCATCAAACGCTTCTTGATATGAATACTCTTTTTAAATTAAATAATTATCTAATATTAGATTTATATGAGATAGAATTAGATCCTAATGAAGGATTTCTAAGATTTCATGGATCTAAGAATTTTTCTAAAAATATAATTTTTCAAGGCAATGAATATTCTTTTTTGCCTTGTGAATTCTCATCTTTTCAAAAAAGTTCTGATGGAAGACAAAGTAGACCAACTCTAAAGATTGCAAATATTAATAATTATTTTTCTAAAATCTTAGCCGATAGAAATAATCTTATAGGAAAAAAGTTTTATAGAAAAAAGATTTTAGCTAAAGATTTAGATGTTGCAAATTTTACTGATGGAATCAATCCTTATGGAACTTCTAGTTTCAATACTTATGTAGCATTTGACAAATTAATAATAAATTTGAAAAAAAGTGAAAATAAGCAAGAAATTGAATTGGAGCTTTCGACAAAAATTGATGTGCAAAATTTAAATGTTCCAGCCAGAAAAGTAACAAATGATACTTGCGGATGGAATTATCGTTGTTATGGATGTAATTATGGAAACACTTCTGACTATGCAGGTCCAATTATAAAAAATGGATCTGGAGATGCTGCTAATGCATTATATTTTTTTCAAACAGCGTGGAAAGACTCTGTATCGTCTACACCTTCTTATCCTGGAATAACTAGTAACATAGGTCTTCCAGTTGCTGATCAAAACGATAAAACTTTTTTAGCTGGATATAAAACAAATTTAAGTAATAATTCTTATAATTTAACATCTTTAACTTATAAAGGAGAATGGTCGTCAACAAGAAATTATTCTAAAGGAGATTTTGTTTTTGTAGATCCATTGCCAAGTATAGATTTAGATGAAGAGCCTTCTTTAATAATACCGTTAAATAGTCCAAAAACTTTTTTTGTATGTTTGCAAGATGGGGTATTAAATAAAAATCCATTAGAGAATACCGATGTTTGGAAGCAAGATAAATGTTCTAAAACTCTTAATGGGTGTTTATTAAGATTTCAAGATAATAAAACGTCTGCGAATAACTCTAGAACGTCTTTACCTTTTGGAGCTTTTCCAGCAACTTATCCTTATGATAACGATGCTAAAAAATGATTTATTAAATCAAATTAAAATCTTGTGCAATAAAAATAGTAAATTTGAAATTTGTGGTTTTGTTGTAGAAGATAATAATGTATACAAATTTATTCAAATAGAAAATAAGCATCCAAATAAAGAAAATAATTTTTTGATGTCGCCTAGAGACTATTTAGATATAAAAAATAAGTTTAGAATAGTTTATTTGTTTCATAGTCATCCAAATGGCGGAGATTTTTCAAAAACTGACTTTCAATATCAGAAATATCATAATTTAAATATGCTTATGTATGACGTTAAAAACGATCTTTTCAAAGAAATGAAGTGTAAATAATTATATGGTTAACATAAAACTATATGGAATTTTTGAAAATTTTATAAAAACAGAATGGACTTTGAATGTTAAAACTGTTTCTGAAGCTTTTGACGCTATTGAAGCTAATAGTGGAAAATTAATTAAAACTCTAGGAGTTTTGGAAGAATATATATCTCATTTTTTGATTTATGTAGATGGCAAAATAATGTCTCCAGACTATTTGAATTCTCCAATTTTAAATAAAAATTCAAAAATCGAAGTAGTTCCTTTGGTCTTGGGATCTGATTTTGGTATAACTCTTTTAGTTTCTTTAATTATAATGGCTATTTCTACAGGTATTCAATTGTTAATAACAAAATTATTATCACCAAAAACACCAAAAGATATAAAAAATAATTCTAAATTATTTTCTGGATATGAAAATGTTACTAAAAGAAACGTGTCTATTCCTATTGGCTATGGAAGATTAAAAATTGGATCGGTAGTTATTTCTAATTATTTATATAATACAAATAGAATAGCTTCATAATGAATATATACGTTCAAAAAGATACAGGTGATATTTTAAGCATTGCTGCTGGAAGTAATAATGCGACAATAGATTCAGAATCGTTTTATGAGTCTGTAGATATGCTAAGTGAAGGTCCAATAGAAGGGTTAACTGACTCTAATGGTAATACTGTTAATTATATAACGCTAAATAATTCTTCAGCTAATTTAATTAATTCTGCAAATTCTTCTTTAGCTTATGGGGTTTATTATAATGATGTTTCAGTTAAAGATAGTAGAAGTAATTTATTCAATGTAACTTCTTCTGATTTCAGTTTATTTTTAGGGAACTCAATTAAAAATTCTGATTTGAATGCTAGTTCTTTATATGAATACAAGAGTAGAGTTTATGATTTAGAAGGAGATCCAGCTTTAAATTTTGATATAACAAAAAATTATGATACTCAGACTTTTTATGAAAGCTCTACTGAGATTGTTAATAATGATTTTCATAAAAAATTAATTTCATTAAAAGAAAAAGCTCGTTGTTTTACTCATTATGTTAAAAATAAATACACAACAACTTTAATATTAAATATTTCTATCGATTTATTGTATTATATTGGAGGAAAAGGTGAAACCTATAGTAATTATATAAGATTTGTCGTAGCTTTAAATAATCCTCAAACGAGAAAAACAACATATTTATACTTTCAAGGATATTTTGTAGTTAAATCTACACCTATTATTATTCCAATAGTTTTAGAAATTTCTGATGAAGATAGAGCTAACAATCCTTTTGCTGAATTTATTTTAAGTGTATATAGCGTTCAACAGAGAATAAGCGCAATTCAAGAGTTAAAAAATGCAGGAAATGCATCAAGAAATTTTTCAGTTGATTCTGTTATTGAACAGGTCAATTATGGTTTTTCAAATCCATATTCTGTATTGTGCAGAAACAAAGTAAGCGCAAAACATTTTGGATCGATACCAGTAAGAAGTTATGACTGTAAATTGTTAAAAATAAGAGTACCAGATAATTATGATTGTGAAGCTAGAGAATATTATGGTGACTGGACTGGTAATTTCAGTAAAACTCTAAAATGGTCTGATAATCCAGCTTGGGTATTTTATGATTTGTGTGTTAACTCTAGATATGGTTTAGCTAAAACATTCTTTAATGAAAATGATTTAAATAAATGGGAGCTTTTGAAAATTTCTAAGTATTGCGATGAGCTTGTAAAAACAAATTCTTCAACAAAATATCCTTCAGATGATTTTACTTATGATAATAATTTAATTGATATAAATTCTGTAGATTATAATACAATAACGATTACTAGAGCTACAGCTATAAATCAAACTCAATTATCTTTAGAATATCCAACAGGTTCCTTATTATTTTTATATGATATAAAAGATCAGTTTGATGAAAACATAAATACTAATTATAAAAAAATTATTGTATCGGCAACGGTAACTGGAACTTATACAGCTAAAATAAAACTTTATAATGATTTTGGTCCTCGTACTTTCATTGAATCTGATAAAAGTGGAAGATTCTTTACTGCTTTACAGTCATATGTTTCAGGAAATCCATCTATTTTAAATAGACAAGATAAAGTTAAAAAATATGCGATTTCTTATATATCTAGAACAGATAATATAGTTTTAACTTATAACAGCGCAGAAGAAGAAATTTCTCAACAGTATAGTTCTGCTAGAATATTTGATTATGATTTGAAAATCAAATCAGGAAAATGCGTAGCTGCTCAAGAGGGTTTTGGAGATTTCTTAGAACCTAGATTTTCAGCTAATATATTTTTAAATAGTGAAACAGAAAGTTTAAAAGTTTTATCTGATTTATCGTCGATTTTTAGAGGTATTTTTTATTTTAAAAATGGTTACTTAAGTTTAAGTAGCGATGTTTCTAGACCTGTTAGTTATATATTTACAAATTCAAATGTAAAAGATGGTTTATTTACATATACATCTAGTGATTTTAATAATTCATTTTCTATAGTAAAAGTCTCTTATCTGGATAAAAATGATAACTTTAAAGATAAAGTGGTATATGTAGAGGATTCTGATTTAATAAAAAAATACGGATTGATCGAAAAAGAAGTTATTGGATTTGGTGTTACTTCTAGATATCAAGCAAATAGAATAGGAAAATGGTTTTTAGCGACAGGAAAGCTAGAGTCTGAAGTTGTTAGTTTCACGACTGGTGTTGAAGCAAATTTATTAAAAATAGGAGATATTGTAAGAGTCGCAGATTATTTAAAAACATCAAATATAAGTTATGGCAAAATAACTTCTTTAGATTTCAAAAATAGTTATATTTATATAGACAGGCCGGTTTCTGATGATTCTTTGGGCAAAAATATAAAAATATTTTCTGTTGTTCAGGGAGAGCCAATTGAATTATCTTTTTATATACTACAAATTGATAATATTAATTTGCGATTGAAATTAATAAGTGAAAAGTATTTTTCTTGGGTTTTAAAATCTGGAATAACAGCGTCTTCTGACAATAAAATATTAACTGCTATTAGCAGTTTTTCATCAAATTGGAATAAAATAGCTTATACCAATCAATCATATATTAATAATTGTTCTCTTAGTTTTTCGATCCCTGATGTATCTAGTGAAACATCTGTTGGTGTTTCAGAAATTAATAATATAAATAATAGTTATACAGATATATATTATCGTTTTAGATTTAACGCTGCTTCCTTTGTTGTTGAAATTGATGCTTCTAGTGTTGCTTCTGGAGTTTTTAAAATAACTGATGTTTTTTCGATAACTTATGATGGCAAATATATTAAGTTCTACCAAAATAATGTTTTGTTATATACAGAAACAGATAGTAGAACTAATAAAAATCCATTATATGCAATAGTTGCTATGAAAACTATATATGCAAGTGTAAAAGATTTATATTACACATCTTTTCCAGATGAAACTTATGGTAATTATGCTAATTTAAGATCAGATGCAAACTTTGCTATTTATCTAGAAGAAAACATTGATAAACAAAATCTTTATCGCATCAGCAGTATTACGGAGAATTCAGCAAATGATTATGCTATTTCTGCACTTAAATATGATCAAGAAAAGTTTAAAATAATTGAAGACGATAAATATGTAGATCCAAATCAAAACAATCAAAAACAAATAGTTTTTTCTACAGATGATTATGTATCTTCCGCATTAACAGATGCTCAAATAACTGCAAATATAACTAATCCTCCATTAGATATAAGTTATATTCAATCTATCAATACAAATTATGATTATTCTTTTATAATAGAAAATGAAGTGTTGAATGCCAATTATAATTTAAAGATGTATCAATCAATTAGTATAAATTTTGTTAATTTATTTAGTTATTTGACTAATCCATCTGTTTATGGATTGCTTTGCAATATAACTAGAAATGGTAAAATTTTAAAGTTTAAAATCTTAAGAAGCGATGCCCGTTTTATAAACATTTTCTTAGGTGAAAAGCCCAGTTCTTCAAGAGATTATAGTCCAAGCTATTTTATTGATTTTTATGCTTTTGATAAAAATTTAAAACTGATCAACGTGTAAAGTAATATATGGCATTTATTCCAAATTCAGGAATTGATTATGATAAGGCGTTCGAAGTATCTAGTATAACTTTAGTTACTACTAATATAGATTCTTCAGTAAATACTACTTTATCTCCAAGTTTATATGGTTTAAATGTCAATACGCCATTTGTTAGTGGGTTTTTATTGGAAAATTCAATTGTTTTAGATTGGTCGGTTATTAGGCCAGTTACTAATGATATTATATCAGATATAGTTACAGACGCTGGTTTTTCAGGTTTTATAACTAATTTTTATGATATAAATCGTAATTTAATATTTAGTTCTACTGATAGTTTTTTAAACACATCTTATTCAGTAAATAATAGTGACTTAGTAAATTTATTTTCTAATATCACTGGAGAACAAAATGTAAATAATTTAAGTCAGTTTTTTATAGATATTGTAAGCACGGATATTCAGGGCAGAACCAGCACTGGAAGCGCTTTAATAAATTTTGGAACCCCTCAAGTTTCTATATCTGGATATAATATAAATAATGAAGTAACAGTAAATTTAAATTACGAAAACAGAAAAATTATCAAATCTTTAGATGTTTTTGTAACAACAGGATCTTCTTTTGATACAAGTTCTAATGATTATCTTTTTACACAATCTTATGAAAATACAAATATTGATAGTGTAATTATTCCTGATTTACAATCTAGTTCTCAATTTTTAGTAGCTGATAATAATATTCGTCAGCCATATTATGTACATCTAATACCATATAGTTATTTTTATAGTGGTCAAAAAGTAGTTTCTTCAGGAATAAAACCGTTTTCTTATAATTTATCAACTTTACCACCAATAATATCTGGTTTAACAGGTTACGTTTCTTCTAGTTTAAATAAAACAGATAAAAATTTAAACTTAGAAGCGTTTCTCACTTGGAATTCAATAACGCAATCTCAAGATTGTGTTTTTCATATTGCAGTAGAAGAGAGCGGAAATAATAAAAAAATCTATGATTTTTTTGAGCAAAACATCGTTCCTAAAAATATTTTATCAATTGCTTATGGAACAGGAACTGGAATTTCTGGAAATTTAAATATTTTTTCTAACTATGGATCTTCAGGTATTCAATGGACTGATCATACGATTTATGTAGATAATTTTGGATCTTTGCCAGTTGGGTCTTATCAAACGAATTCTAGTCAAATTCCTTATATAACAGAAATAAGAATTCCATCAGGTAATTCTAATTATCAAGATATTTTCTTGTCTTACGGATATACAGGAAATGGCGGTTTCAATTTCTTGCCTTCTGGGGGTTTTTATAGTGGAACTATTTATACTGGAACTTATTCTATAGATAGATATTTAAATAATTTTACACCTTCTACAACTGGTGTTGATGATTTGGCAGATTTTGTAACTGGTATACAAATAGCAAAAAGAATAACTGGTTTTGCTGATTTTGTGTATTCAACGGTTAATCCTTCTTTTGTTTTTCCAATAAAAGAAGATAATAATTACTTCGTAAAAGTAAGAGCGATAAATACAGATGAAGTCGTATCAGAATTTTCTGATACTTTTTTCATAAGTTCTGGGTATATAAATCAAGCCATAAATTTATCTGCATTAAGCGGCAAGAAAGTTATTGATGGTTCGGGGGTTAGTAATTATATACCAAAATTTTCAGATTCAGATACTTTAACAACAGGAACATTATATTATAGCGGTTCTAATAATTTAGTATTTACAGAACTTCCAACAACCACGACTTCTGAAAATTTATATAAGTTAGTAATTGAGAATAATATTGTTAAAAAACAAATAGATACTGGCAATGGAACAGCTTTGATTGATGAATTCACTCAAGCTAGTCATGGATTTATTGTTGGTGATGTCGTTAGATTTGATGGAGCAAATTGGTATAAAGCTCAAGCAGACACTGCTGAACATGCTGAAGTTCAAGGAATAGTAAGAAATATTGTTGATTCTAATACTTTTAAATTGGTATATGATGGATTAATAGAAGGTTTAATAGGTTTAACGCCTGGAACTGTTTATTTTCTATCTCCAACTGTAGCTGGAGGATTAACGCCTACTGAGCCTACAACATTTGGTCAAATTTCTAAACCCGTATTATTTGCATTATCTTCTACAACAGCTAATGTTTTAACTTTTAGAGGGTATGAAGTTGCGCCATTAAATGGAACTAGCGGAACCTCTGGAACAAGTGGATCTTCGGGAACCTCTGGATCTTCTGGTTCTTCGGGATCTTCTGGTACATCAGGTAGTTCAGGAACAAGTGGAACGGCAACAATAATTTCTGCATTAGCTAGATATAATAACACTACTCAAAGTATAACTGCAAGCACAAATACAGCAGTAACTTGGAATACTTCTGATACAGATAACAGTCAAGGCTCTATAGGTTTAACTTTTGATGGAACAAATAAATTTACAAATACATCAGGATACGATGGATTTTTCAATATTGCTGGATATATAGGTTGGGCATCTGGTGGTACTGCTGGAACATCTAGATCTGTATTCATAGTAAAAAATGGAAATATATCTTCTTCTCAAGGAAGATATTCTTATTCTGTAATACCAGCTACTTCAACTTCTGATAATCCTGTAGTAATTTTTTCTACTAATATAATACTGAAAAATAATGATTATATTCAGGTTTATGTTTGGCATGATGATTCATCTTCTCAAAATATAAATTCTCAAACTAATTATCCTGGAAGTAGGATTATTATAGCAAAATTAGAAGGTGTTCAAGGAGAGTCTGGAACAAGCGGATCTTCAGGCACTTCAGGTTCTAGCGGAACTAGTGGATCTTCTGGTTCGAATGGAACCAGCGGTTCTTCAGGAACTAGCGGATCAAGTGGA